AATCACCTTACGGTTTATTATATTCATTAATATATCATATATTCATAGCTTGTCAATAACCTAAAGAGAGCATTTTGCTTATCGTGGTGTCACTCAGCCCCATTACATCAAGAGAGTAATGGGGCTGTATTCGCTCGCTGGCGCTCGCTGATGCATATCTATTCGCTAACCGCGCTCACGCTTGGTTACAAAATAGAAACGCCGAGGCAAAGCCTCGACGCTTTCTATTTTCTTTACCTCTGATGACGAGGACGTTTTGGACCTGAGCCAAGAATAGCAGCATTATACTTTTCCATAAGCTTAGCATACTGTTCAGCAGAAACAGAACCTTCACTGGAAGTAGAACCTCCGGTAACATCAAGACCGAGAGCCTTGAGAATAGAATTAACAGCTTGAACATAGTTCGAAGGATAATTCTGCTCAAGAAAAACCTGATTCTCAAATCCTTTATCAGTCTGATACTTACCAAGAGAATAATGCATATCAGCATTATACTTAGAGCCAGCATAACCAAGCTGAGCACCATATTTGGAAGCATCGGCGCCAATCTGGGCAACGAGCTTCTCCATAGCAGTGTACTTATCAGCTACAGCCTCTTGCGTCCGAGCATTAACATTGGCAGTCTGAAGCTGTGTCTGCGCCGAAAGAACAGAGCCGAGAATCTGAACCAAAGCAGCATTTGCAGAGGTATCAACCTCACCTTTAGCACCAGCAGAAGTCACACCAGAAGCAGTAGCGCCGGAGGTAACGGCAGCGCCGTTACCTCCCATAGCACTAAGCACCGGATTAAGACCAGCAGCCTTAAGGTCTCTAAGCTCACGCTGGTGAGCAGTATTACTCATGTATTCCTGCCAAGAACGGCTTTTAGCGGCTTCCTGAGCGTTAAATTGCATAGCCAAGGCATTTTGCCTTTCCTGCCAATCGCGTTGCTCAGAAGCCATCTGAGCGCTTTTAGCAGTGTTCTCTGATGCAGTCCGCGTAATGCGAGAAAGAGCAGAATCCAAATTTCCGACAGCCGGAACGCTCTGAACCTGAGAAGCATCCTTACCAGTAGTCATGAAATCACCTCTCAATGATGGTCGATAAGACCGGGAATAGAATACATAGGCATAGGACGGGTAGTCCGATTCTTAATATAGATATCGGCAAACAACTGATTGCTGACAGAAGATGTGACTGCAAGCACACGGTCCACGTTTGTCTTATCCTCACGAATCCACGAATCCGAAAGCATAGGCAAAGCGGAATAATCATCCGCAAGATGCCAAACATCAAGAGACTGCGCATACTGAGAACGCATCTCGCCAGTAACACGAGAAGGCTTATAGCGATAATCAGCCCACGCTTCCTGATAGCCGAAGACCTGGTCATCAATGACAGCACCAGCAGAATCGACCTTCGCCGGACCTTGCGCAAAAATCTCCTTGTTCTTCACGGCCTGCTCACCGATGTTCGCAAAAACAGGCCAATAGTAATCAAAGCGATCCTTACGAGACCAAAAACGTTCAAGACCCTGCTGATAAGTGTGATCATAACGAGCGACCATAACGCCGATGACAAAACCATGCTCAGTAAAAGACTTGGTAAAATCGGAATGCGTATCCGTAGTAACAGACATACCGGTTACAGTACCTTGTGCAGTCTCACCGGAAGCCGTGGCCGACTGCTGGACAACCTGATTGATATTAATGGGGACACGGTTACCACCGAGATATTCAGGACGCTGAAGACGAGCATCAGGAGAAGTCACACCGAAATGAGACTTGAGAATCTCAATATAACGAGAACCACCACGGGCGTCTTTCTCATAGAGTTTCTGAATCTGGAACGCCATACGGAGCTGATTGATTGTAGCAGAAGCAGCATTACCATCAGCAACAGCCCAAAGGTTAACCGGAACAACACCATCAGACAAACCAACAGCAGAATCAAAAGAAGAATTACCTTTATCAAAATCAGTCAAACGAGAACCAGAAGAGTCAACAAAAGACTTCAAGCCCAAATAAGGGATTTGATTATAAGCTTTAGCCTTAAAAACCAAAGAACCAGTAGACTTAGAAGAATCAACCTCACTCGAAAGAGAAACAACAGGATAAGAACCAGCCTGAGCCACAGGAATAACTACATCCGGACCTTTCTGCGGGGAAGGAAGACAACTTGTAAAATAGTCATGATACTTAGCAGCCTTATAGGGGAGACCGCCTTTCGCAACATCAGTAACGAACGTACCAGAATTAACACCAACTACAGTAGCATCATCGACGGGAACGACGAGCGGGTCAGATAGGTTTTCATCACGAAACCACTCATTCATGACCAAGGCATAAGCTCGGAAGGGAAGAGCACTAACGGAAAGATTAGGAACGCCAGTAGGGATACCGAGATAATCGGCAATAGTTCCAACAGACCATCCGCCAGAAGCAGGAGCAGTAATCTGAGGAATTTCATACTCTGTCTGAGGAATCCACGCAGATTCCGTATTCTCGCCGTTGAACTGCTTCCAATGAGACCAAGTAAGCCGATTCGGTACGAAAAAGAAATACGTATCGAGGTAGATGTTATCCATGACCGGAGTAAGCAGCGTTTGCAGGCGCACAACCTTGGATGTGTCCACGTTGAACGTATCTCCCGGTAAAACTTCGTCAACAAAAAAAGGTACAATGTCACCAACGTTAAACGAAGTCTTAAGAGAATGCGAACGGTCAAACGTCGAACGCCTAATATCAATGTTTGTGGGATTAAGTGCGAAATGAGATTCAACATTGCGGTTCATTCCGTAACCTCCTTTTTCGGCTCAACAGCCGATTTTTCCTCCTGGGACGGGTCAGACTCTCGCTCGGGCTTGATTCCGAGCTTGTCAAGGAAATCAGGCTTGTCCATACCAGCCATGAACTCCGCAAAGTTATGGTTAAACTTTGCACGAATATCAACCGGAAGAGAATTGAAAAAGCTCTGACCTTCATTGACCCTGTTCAGAAGCTCAGCATAGGACGTAGGCATATTGGTGAAATCACCATAAGCGCCTTGGACACGCGAAAGCGCGTCAAAGTCGCCATTCTGATATCGAGCTAAGAGGACGTGGATATCGACGGACTCGGCATGCGATTGAATGAAATCGTAAAGGTCTTCTCGGCCAGATTCAACGAGATCCATAACACCATCTTCATCAAACTTAGGTTGATAGAGAATCCGTTCGCGCTGACCTCCATTTGAAATGAAGCGAGTTCGCGGACGATACTGAGTAGCGAATCCAAGCTTTTCATCATACATAACGTCAACCTTCCTTTCTCTGAATAGACGTACCATCAAGAATAACTTCAGGGAGCTGAGTCGAAATAGTACCAGTCTCGTTATCAAACTCACCAATCTTACAGAGAGCATAGTCCTCAATATGGGAAAACAGAAGACTTTCCTGTTGCATACAAGCATGAGCAAAATTCCGCATAGCGGAAGAATCATTCTGGTCTACCGTGGGCGGAAGAAAGCCCGTGCGGGCATCGCGGATAGAATAAACACCATATTTCATTTCAAAACCTCACATTCTTCACATGTTAAATCTGGGTCGTCCTCGTAGGGACAATCGTAATCGGGATAATCAAACGGACACTTCACAGCCGGATACCTCCACGAAAAACAGTCGGATTGATATTAATCTTCTTGGACTTCGCAGCAGTACGGCGAAAGACCTTCTTGTCTTTCTTGGGACGCATTTTCTTACGCATTAGATACAACTCCTTTTCAATGATTTTATTCGGGCCAGCTGGTTCCGTTCTTCAACGGCAAGCTGGTCTAAATAACTAAGTGTGGTCTTTTGTAATTTTGCTTTCTGCGCTTCAGCTGCCATCTTCTGACGGACAGCCTTAAGCTTGGCAGATTCTTCCGGACAATCGACATCAAAGAGCTTATCATAATACTTCGGAGGTCGAAACTTCCTTCCTCCTTTCTCAGTCGAAATGTTGATGAACTCATATTCATATAGGTCAGGATGGTCTTCATAATACTGCCGGGCAATGCCGGGCTTGCGAGACATAAGCGAAAACTCAGGAACAATGTTAAAATTCTCGTAGAACTCAGCTTCAGGGCCAGTGAGCTTCTTCATCACATAACGAGCAGTATAAGCGCAGGTCTCCCAAGTCACAGGAGCTACAACAGCATAGCCATACGGCCAAACTTCTTTAAGAGAAGGCGAATTGTAGTAAGTGAAACCTTGAAAAGACTTCTTGTAAAAAACAAGGTCATTAAGCTCAAGTCCAAAAATAATAGCATGGTAGTGCGGACGAAAAGACTCTGAACCATACTCACCAGAAGCAAAAAAGCGAATACCTTCGCCGAACTTCTTCCGAAGACGCTTCATGAAAAGCTGAAAATCACGCTTCACAAGAGACATACTCGGCAGGGCCTCGCCAGTCTCGGGGTCGGAATAGTAGTGAATCGGAACATGAGCATCATCATAAGTAAGCGTTACAAAATAACTGGACTTGTGATATTCAAGCTCCAGCATACATCGGTTAGCCCATTCACGCGAACGCTGGAGACGACAGCCGGAACACTTTCCGCAGGGAATCTCGATAAACTCGGTAACATCACCAGGACGACCATAAGCAGGATGCGTACAACAAGCAAAACCTTCACCAGAACGTTCAAGATGGTCTACCTCATAACACGTCACCTTGAGCAACCGTTTGCCGTCTTTTTCACCTAAGACAAAGGCTTTAAGCGGATGATAACATGGCAAGAAATCACCTTCTTTGTATGGGGATATCGTACCCCCATACATTTTCAGAAATTTCAAAAATTTTCGCAGAAATAGCAGGCGCTTCGGGAATCGGCGCGAAAAATTGGGTAGACGGAAGGGTAGACGGCGACCCTCTCGGAAAACCCGCAAACCCTTGCGCCCCAGGCGTTTCGGCGGGTAGACATCGGGTAGACATGGACGGTTTTGGGGCAGGCTGCCCGTCAAATGCAACAAAATCCGACGCTTTTAGCACTCTTGGAGTAGGAGTGCTAAAATTCATAGTCCGTTCACACAAATGCGTATCTTTGGACACAATTCCGGGGTAGACTCTGAGTCAAGAAAAGCAAAGGAAGGCAAGCTCCCGAGGCTTTCCAAATCTCGAATTTTCGGAGGTATTCATTATGTTTGAACTGAGACCTTACCGCAACAATAACCACATGACCACCTATGACCCGTTCCGCGACATGGAGGCGCTGGAGCGCGCGTTCTTCGGCAACCGCGACTTCCTCGGCGACGTCGGCACGTTCAAGACCGACATTCAGGACAAGGGCGACCATTACCTGCTCGAGGCCGATCTGCCCGGCATGAAGAAGGAGGACATCGCCATCGACATCGACGGCGACAACCTGACCATCAAGGCCGAGCGCAAGAACGAGCACGAGGAGAAGGACAAGAGCTACGTCCGCTGCGAGCGCAGCTACGGCAGCTACGCGAGGAGCTTCGATATCTCCGGCGTCAAGGCCGAGGGCATCAAGGCCAGCTACAACGACGGCGTGCTGAGCCTGACGCTGCCGAAGAAGGATGTCGAGGTTTCCGGCAGCCGGAGACTGGCGATCGAGTGAGATCTGCCGCCTGAGGGCGGTGCGACATTTGCCGCTTGACAGCGGCGCCACATTTGCCGCCTGACGGCGGCACGACCAAAGGGGCCATTCTCTACCGTAGAGAATGACCCCTTTGAAACCCCAAGAGAGCGCAAGGGGCAAGCCCCTTGACCCCCGCATTGTCAAC